ACCAGGAGCTCAACCCCGGCACGCCGTTCGCCGAGGCGTTTACCCGCGTGGTTGACGCCCGCCTTGAAGCGAGCGCGGTGGATGCGGCGGTGGCGGCTCGCGGGGCATCGCCCACCACGGGGACGGGCGACAGCGGGCCGAAGCTCGTGCTGGCGCCTACCGACGTGGCAACGGTGGTGACCGTCAACGAGGCGCGCGCATCGCAGGGGCTTCCGCCTACCAGCGGCCCCGACGGGGCGCTGACAATCACCGAATACAAGGCGAAGAACGCGGCCATGGTAGCAGAGGCCGCCGCCGCAGGCGCGGGCACCTCGCCGCCGGCTGACGCGCCTGCATGATCTCAGAGGGAGCACAAACCATGGCCGAGGCCGACCCGACCACGAACGGAACTGCTGAACCCGCGCCCGTCGCGAAGCCGCCCGAGATGGTGCCTGCCGCGCGACTGGCTGAAGTCGTCGCCGAGCGCAACGCTCTGCGGAAGCAGTACGCCGAGGCCGCCGAGCAGGCGGGCCAAGCGGCTGAGCATCGCACCGTGGCCGAGCGGCACGCCGCTGAGCTCGCCGCCGAGCGTGCAGCCCGTGCCGAGGAGCGCGACCTGTACCGCGCTGGCCTGCTCGATGAAGAGGCGCACGTCGTCGCCCGCGCGCTCTACTCGGCGCAGCCTGCCGACAGCCGCCCGCCGACCATCGGCGAGTACCTGAGCGCATTCAAGGCCGAGGGCGCCGAAGTGCCACGCGCGTTGCGTGGATACCTGGGCGAGCCCGTCAAGGCCCCGAGCCCGACGGCCACGCAGCCGAAGCCGCCCGCCAACGCTGGCAAGCCGTCGCCCATCGGCACGCCCATCGGGCGCGAGGCCATCGAGGCGGCCATGAAAACCGGCAACGCGGAGACGATTCGCGCCACGCTGGACAGCTTCTACGCATCGCGCGGCGTCAAGCCTTGACAGATTGACACGGCTCGCGCTACTCTCACATAGCCACCGGCAAGGGTAAGCCGTCAAACCCGTAGGCGCAGGAACCTCCTTCCCCCCTACGGTGCAATCATGGCTGACGAAATCATCTACAGCGGCATTGGCGACCTCTCCCTCGCCGCCGCCCTCTCTGCCGAATACATCCTCCTTGCGGCCGACCGCAACGCGCTCCCCAACCACCCGGCGCTCCAGTACGTCGGCGACATCAGCGTGGGCGCCCACAGCGCCGTGATCAAGGTGCCGCACATCGGCCTGATGGGCTACAACCTCCTCGCCTCGACCGGCGACGGTTCCAGCGTGGCGAACACCGCGCTCACCGACGGATCCACCTCGGTGACCGTGGGCCGCTACTCGAAGGCCTACGAGGCGTCCGACCTCGCCAAGATGACCGCGGGAGCCGGCGGCCTGTCCGCTCAGGTGTTCGCGATGGACGCGATGGTGTCGGGTGCGCTCACCCTCACCAGCCTCGTCGCGAACCTCATGGACAACTTCTCGACCGTCGTTGGCTCGACCGGCGTGGACATGACCGTTGCGAACTTCCTCGACGCGATCACCGCCCTCGAGGTGGCCAACGCGCAGGGGCCGCTCCTCGCCGTGCTCCACTCGCAGCAGTTCGGCGATTTCCGAAAGGACTTGGGAATCAACTCGGGTGGAGCAGTACAGTTCGCCCCGGCCTCGGCCGAGATGATCAAGGTGAGCGGCGGCGGCCTCGTCGGCAGCTTCGCGGGCGTGGACATCGTGGTTTCGAACTACGTCCCGACCATGAACGGGGGCGATGACCGCGGCGGCGGCATGTTCGCGAAGGGCGCGATCCTCTGGGCCGACGGCTCCGTGGGTTCGGACGGATCGCCTGACCAGATGGTGATTGGCGGAAAGGTGCTCTTTGAGCGCGACCGCACCGCCCGCTCCGGCCTGACCGCCTACGTCAGCCACCGCTACCTCGGCGTTGCCGAAGGTATCGACGGCTTCGGCGTGACGATCTCCACCGACGCCTGATGCCTCGCGGCCGGGGCCTGGGCGATGGGGGCAACTCCCTCGCAACCCGGCTCCGGCCCCGTCCGTTTCCGACCACAGCAACATCAGAGGGAGCCAACCATATGCCTGCGAAGAAGCTACCGCCCGGATTCGTCCCCGCCGACGTACCGAGCCCAAAGACCGACAACGCAGGCGGGGAGGCTTACCTACCCGACCTCGGCAGCACCATCCGAGTGCAGCCGCTCACGCAGGTTGATCCCTGCGCCCCCTTCCTTCTCAAAGCCCACCCGGAGCGGTGGACCGTCATGGGCGGCAAGGTGGTTCCCTTGTTCGGGCGCCTCGTCATGCAGTCCGGCGTCGATGGCGTCGAAGGCCGCAAGGGCGGAAAGCTCGACCTCGGCACCGCTCGCAACATGAACGAGGAGCGCGGCTGGACCTTGATCCCGCCCGACGCCGTACCCGACTCGCACGCGACGACCGACGCGAACGGCAACAAGGTCAAGAGCTACCTGTACCGCCCGACTGGCCGGCCCGACGTGACCCTGTTGATTTACACCAAGGTGTTCCCCGGCTCGAAGCAGGTCGAGGTGGACGTGCCTCGGTATGTCGAGTTCTGCGAGCACCTCGTCGCATCGGGCGTCATCGAAGGCCCGAAGGTGTACGCGCTGGAGAAGCTGCGCGCCCGCATGGAGCACGAGGCGGCCGAGCTCTCCAACCGCGCTCGCCAGTTCGCGCAGTACGCACCCGCCGCCAAGTCGGCCGCCAATGCGCTCGCCGTGGTTACCGCCGAGGTGGAGCGCCTGCGCGCTGCCCCGGTGGGCGGTGAAGCGGTGGAGGTGGAACTGTGAGCGGCGAGAAGCCCGGCGCCCGCGAGGCCATGGAGCGCGTGACCAAGCGCCTCGTGGAGAGCGGCACAAAGCCGGCTGAGGCCGCCAAGCTTGCGCGCGAATCCATCGTGCGCGTAATCGAGAACAACGCAGCCAAGAAGAGGTAACCCCATGGCCGACACCTACAGCTTCCGCCCCACCACCGTCGTTGACGCCCTCGGCTTCGATGGCCACCCGATGACCGATGCGCTTGTAAAGGCGGCGGTCGCCTGCGCGAACGCAACCGGCGGCGCCACGGGCGCGGCGCTGACCGTCCAGCTCTACCAGGCCGACGGGACTACCGCGGTAGCGAGCGCGCGTCAGGTGCTCGTGATCGCTGGGTCCACGCAGTACGCGCCTTTCCCCGCGCTGGAAGCCTCGCTCACCTTCGGCACCGCAACCGTCGGCAGCATCGTCGCGAGCGGTGGCGGGTGGGCGCTGGTGGAGACTTCGGCCGCTGGCGCCTTCGCCTGCACCGCGACCAACTCGCAGGATGAAACGCTTTACTTCTCGGTGACGACCTCGCAGGGTGGCGCCTCCAGCGGCTCCAAGCAGTGCTGCGTGATCGGCAGCAACTCCGACGCCGCCGCATGGTCGGCGTGATCTGAGTGGCCGCCACGCTCTACAGCGCGCGTCTGATCGGCCCCGAGGTCATCGAGGCCGGCATGAACAACGTGGTGACCTGCCCGGTCTACCGCGATGGCGCGCTTGTGGCTCCGACCGTCTACACCTTGACGGTCTGGAACTCGGCCAACGTCATCGTAGCTCAGCCTACGGTGTCGGTCGTGTCGAGCGTGGCGACCGCCACCATCACCTCGGCGAGCCTTTCGGGGCAGACCAACGGTGACGGGTGGCGGTTGGAGTGGGCGTTGACGCTCGCGAGCATCGTCCACACGTTCCGGCGCGATGGCGCGCTGGTGTACCGCCGGCTCTACCCGGTGGTCACGGATGCCGACCTGTTGCGGCTGCATACGGACCTTACCCGCCGGATGCCGTCTACCGAGTCGAGCTACCAGGACTACCTCGATGAAGCGTGGGCCACGATTGAAAGCCGGCTGATCATGTCTGGAAAGCGCCCGTGGCTCATCCTGTCGCCGTCTGCGCTGCGGGATGTCCACCTGTTCGGCACGTTGTCGCGCATCTTCCGCGACCTCGCGCAAGGTGGGCCGGGCACGGCAGAATGGGAACTCGCGGCCGAGTACGACCGCAAGTATGAATCGGCGTGGTCCCAGCTCACCTACCCGCAGGCGGTAGAGAGCAGCGGTGAGGCCGAGAGCCTTCGCCGCCGTCGCGCATCTCAGCCTACGCTCTGGCTGGCGGGCAAGTCGTGAGCACCCTCGCCACGTTCTTAGCGGCGGCTCGCACGCAGCTTCTGACGGCGACCGGCGCGATCCTGTCCGAAGAGACGATCCACACCATCCAGACGAGCGGGCGTTCTCCGCGGCACCTGGAGTTTGCGATCGGGCGCACCAGCGAGACGCCGCGGCCCGGCCCGCAGAAGGTGTCGGCGGGCCTGCCGATCACGGCTGAGGTGCTGGTGATCGCCGCCTACCAGCTTCGCCCGAAGGACCGCGCCACGTCGCTCGACAGCGCGGAGACGTATGCGGCTTCGCTCCGGTCGGCGCTGCTCGCGTCGGGCTGGCTGTCCACGACGGGCGCGATCGTGACGTTCGTTGGATCGGACATCGCCGCTGGCCCGGATGGCTGGCTGTGGCTGACCGGCAAGTACCTCGTTTCTCTCACCGTCGACCTCTCCTAAGGAGCACCCATGGCCCTCTCCGCAATCGTCAAGAACTTCCGCAACGGTACGATCGCAATTGCGGACGGCACCGGCACCCCGATCACGCTGACCGTCGCCTACGAGGCGGGCGACTTCGCCTTGTCAGGCGTCATGCAGGGCCAGAAAGAAGTGGCCATGTACCTCGACCGGGGCGACTTCGGATCGCTCCGCTACACCAACTTCGTGCCGGCCACGTTCACCTTCACCGCGCACATGACGGAAATCAGCGATGCCACGAACAAGTGCATCGCCGACGCCGTGTCCAAAACCGGCGCGTTCTCGGCGGGCGTGTCCACGATGGGCGCCGGCACCGACATGCCCTGGACCTTGAACGTGACGTGGACCGTGGAAGGCACCGATTCCGGGGACGCCTCGGATCACGTCGTGGCGCTCACGAACTGCCGCCTGACCTGCGACATGAGCGAGGGCGATCCCAACAGCTTCTCGATCTCGGGCACCTGCTACGGGACCATCACGCTCACCTGAGCGACTGACAACGACCGCCACCAGAGGGAGATACCATGAGCAAGGACAGGACGATCACAATCGCCGGCAAGGCGTACCCCGTCACGCTGCCTGACTTCGCGATCCGCGATGACCTCGCGCTATCGTGGCATGAGGCCACCACAGGCAACGACGTATCGAAGGTGCGGCGGGTGGCGGCGGCAGCGATCGGCCTGTGTACGACGGCGTGCGCCACCTCGGGCGCATCGTACAATGGTACGGGCCTGGTGTTCTATGGCGCCAAGGTCTACAACTCCCTGCGGGAACAGGGCGCGTCGATCGCCTCGATCATCGAGGCCGGTGGCGTGGTGGTGTCGGTGTGTACCGATGGCCTGTTTGCTCGTGAGGCCGAGGTGGAGGCCCGCGCAAGTTTTTCCGATCCAAGCGGGGGCGACTCGATCGCTTAGCCGTTCAACTCGGCTTGAAGTACGGCAACGATCCACGATGGTTCTACGACCTCCCGAGGGCTTCACAAGTGGACCTGCTCGCCGTATTCGCCGCCGATGAAACGCCGAAGCCGGTACGCGGGCCGCTGTCGTCTCAGGTGAAGGTGGCCGACTCGGCTCGCTCGTGGTGGGGCGTCTGATGGGCACCGCGATCCGCTTTCGCGAGGGCGATGCCACGATCCTGCTTACGGGCGACCTTGCAGCGAAGATGGCCGATCGGGTGCGCCGGGCGTCGTCGGGCATGGTGGCCGTCATCGAGCAGGCCCTGGAGCCGGTGGCGATGAACGCCGAGGCCGAATGGTACGGCCCTCGTGGCGTCAAGCCTCGCACGGGTGAGAGCGGCAAAGTGGACGTGGTAACGACGGTGGACGCCGCTCGCTCCACGGCCACGGTGGCGGTGGGGTCGAAGGCTACCGATCTGGCCAAGGGAAAGCCGCGAGTGGTCTACATCCATTCGCCGGGCGTGATGGCGCTTTCGTGGGAGTCGGTAGACGAGCAGACGTACTGGCGCACGCCGAAGAGCCTACAAGGCCCGTTCAAGCGCCCGCCCGGATGGGAGCCGAAGCCGGGCGAGGAGCGGCTAACGTTCCCGGTCGTGCTGAAGGTTGACCCGATGGGCGGCAAGGGGCACGGGTTCCTGTTGCAGACGCTGATCAAGGCGCCCGCCAAGAAGGCGATCAAGTTCGTAACGCCGAAGCTCGCGAAAGCTGCGACCGGGAGCAAGTGATGGCAAACGAGGTGATCGGCATCGAGGTACAGGTGAAGCTTGAGCAGCTTCGCGCGCAACTCGCCACGCTCGGGCCGGGCATGGAGAAGGAAGCGAAGGCGATGACCGCGGCGCTCGCCAAGGAGATCAAGCAGCAGACGGCGGCCATGAAGGCGGCATCCAAGGCCACGAGCCAAGTTCGCAGCGAGAGCGTCAAGGCGGCGGGCGATGCGGCCGAGAACGCGGGCACCAAGTTCGACAAGCTTGCCAAGGCGGCTGGCCCGCTCGGTGGCGTCCTTTCGCGCGTCAGCCCCGAGGCCGGCGCAGCAGCCTCCAGCATCGCCGGGTTGGCATCCGCGGCGGAGGGCATTGCCGGCGCCGGCCTTGTGGCATCGACTGGCGCTGCGGCGGCGGGGCTGGCGGTGCTCGCGGCGGTCGTGGGCACTGTCTACGTCGCCTACAAGATCTACAACGCCGACGCCGAGCGCGCGGCGATGATCGCGGAGCAGGTGCGGTCGGCGACGGAGAAGCTGACGCCGATCTTCGACGAGCACGAGGCGGCGGTCCGGCGCCTGAAGGTGGCGACCGGGGAGCTCAGCGCGGAGCAGCTCGCCAACCTGCAGATCGGCGACGCTGCTGCGAAGCGGCTGCAGGACGCCATCGGCGACACTTCGAAGAAGGTGGGCCAGCTCCGGGTGGAGCAGGACTCGATGTGGACGCAGGCGGTGGACGGAATCGAGTCCTACGCGCCTGCGTGGACCCCGCTCGGTGCGGCAGTGCGGGCCTTCACGGTCAACAGTGCGGAGCTGGGGACCGAGATCGAGGCGCTGCAGGGGGTGGTGACGAAGGCGATCGACGTCACGAAGGACCAGACAGAGACGGACCGGGAAGCTGCGAAGATCACCGACAAGAAGACCGCGGCGACGAAGGCGTACAGCGCCGCGCTCGCCGAGGCCGCGGCGACCGCCTCGGTCTACGACAAAGACGAGTTTGCCCGGCTGCTGGCTGCGAAGGAGGAGAAGGACGCCGCGGTGAGGCAACGCGTCAAGGCCGTACAGAAGGGGCTCGACGACGAGAAGGCCGCAAAGGATAAGGCGGCGAAGGAGGACATTCGCCGGGCCGAAGAGACGGCGCAGGCAGAGATCGAAGCCCGTGGCGCGGTCAAGTCCGCCAGCCTGTCCATCATGGGAAGCGCAACCGATGCGCTCATGCTCCTCTCCGACAACCTCGGCGAGAGCAACAAGAAAGCCGCGCTCGATGCGTTCAACGCGGCCAAGGCGCTCGCTATCGCGACGGCGGTAGTCAACGCGGCGCTCGGCGTGACGAACGCGCTTGCCACGGGTGGAGCGGCTGCGCCCGTTCTCGCGGTGGCGGCGGGCGTAAGCGGAGCGGTGTCAATCGCGACCATCGCCGCCACGGAGCCGCCCGCGTTCGCAGCGGGTGGATTCATCGACGGCGCGCCTACGACGGGCGTACCGATCACAGCTCATCCCAACGAGGCGGTGCTCAACCAGCAAGGCCGGGCGGCCCTCGGCGACGACGCGATCCGGGCGGCGAACGCCGGCCGCGGTGGTGAGGGTGGCATGACCGTGAGCATGGTCTACAAGCACAAGGTCTTCGACTACTTCGTGCGCGACAACCTGCGAACCGGCGGCCCGCTCGCATCGGCCGTGCGCCGCGGTGATAGAGTAGGCCAACTGCGGCGAGGGCGAGGCTGATGGCAGACGTATCGAAAGCGGTGGGCGAGGACTACCGCGGGATCGCGATGCCGGACCCGCGCTGGGAGAGCAGCACGTTCGTTCGGGCCGACTCCTCGATCACGGAGGCGGGAGCCCGCCCCGGCGTGGTCGTGGCTTCCCAGCGGTCGGGCATGGTCCTGGAGTCGTCGGGCTCGATGCCTGACATCGCGGGATTGATCCCCGCGCTGGTGCTCACGGCAAACAAGGGCGGGATGCCCGGCGTTCAAGACGCGCGTTTCACATGGGAAGCCAACTACGCCAACCCCGCCGGCTACCAGACCCGCATGGGTTGGGACTCCCCGAATAGCATCAGCCGCTACGAGAAGATCACCAAGTACGGCTCTGGCGCGACCTACCTCGGCGGCTGCCTCCGGCTGCGTAACAATGCCGTACTGCTCACCTACACCGACACCAACGGCTCGACCATCCGGGCGTGTGTGCAGCGCAAGTCATTTGACGCAGCCGGCCATGCTGCGTCGGGGGCGGTGTCGTGGGCGTGGGATGCGGGCCTGAGTGTGGTGTCGTCGCTAACCACCAAGGATATTGCCGTGGTGCCGGCGACTACCTGCGCGCTGCAACTCCCGGAAGGGCGGGTCCAGATGTATTGGATCGCGAAGTCCATCGCGGTTTCGGCGTTTCAATACTACCAGCTATGGATGTCGGTAAGCGACGACAACGGGGCGACGTGGAGCGCCCCGCAGAAGGCGAGCCTCCGCGATACCATCCGTTCAGACGGTAGCCCCGGCGCCGCGGCCGAGGGCTTCGAGATCACGCGGGCGCGCGTTGCCTACTCCGGTGGGCAAGTGCTCCTCATCCTCGCTGGCACGGCTCACAACACGGATAGCGACTGCGTGAACACTATCTGGCAGTACGCCAGCGCTGACCTCGGCAACAGCTTTACGCGGGTCAGCATCGAGAATCCGGCAGTGGGCGGAACGGCCTCGCAGGAAGGCGGGTATATCGTGGGCGACCTGCCCGCCGCGGGTGAGGGCTTCGGCGGTGGCGCTGCCCCTGACATTGCCGTGGGCACGGACGGCGCCTTCGTGGTGTCGTACATCGCCGTGGGGCGGCCCGGTGCGACGGCCGCATTCTCCGGCAAGCCCGCCACCAAGCGTCTCGGCACAGCCTTTACCGCATGGACTACGGCGGCTTCGATCTACCTGACGGACTCAGCCTTTCCGACCTACACGGGATCGCTGCAATCGAACATCTGGACGGGCACCAACTCGCATGTAGCCTGCGACGAAACAGGCGTCCTGTCTCTATGCTGGCAGACCGACAGCCGTGCCGGCACACTCATTGGGGAGAGCGCGCAGGCTCTTTCCTTCGATGATGCTCTGACGTGGCTGCCCCAACACGCCACCTATACGGACACCAACCCGTCGGACGCCGGGAAGTCGTGGCCGTGGTGGGAGTCCGGAGACGTAGGGTCCTACCCGACCGACCAGTGCTCGACCTTCCAGTGCGGGCGCCTCCTCGTGTTTGCGCTGGGCGCCACGGGTGACGAGCAAGAGGGCGTCACCGTCCTTCGCACCGCGAGCATCATGGGGATCGACCTCGGGGGCTACACCACCGCCTCGCGCCCCTTTAAGTACCCGGAAGAGGCCGACTCCAACATGGTTATCTCGGAGGTCAACTGGCTTCCGATCGACCGCATCCGGGACGTCACCGGCTGGACCTTTGCGGGCCTCGGAACGGAGACGCTGACCACCCTCGACTATACGACCCTGGCGACTGCGGGCGGGCAGACCATCAACCTGTCGAACACCACGATGGGAGCGGTGACCTCTGGCCAGCATCGTACATGGGCCATGTTTGAGAACCTCGTGACCTCCGGCACCACCCGGTTTGAGGTCCGCGTGGGCGACGGCGCAAACGTGCTGGAGCTGGCGTTCGAGTTCTCTACAACGCAGTTTCAGGTCTACGACATCGGCGCCGCTGCGGCCATCTATGGCCCATCCGCCGCGACCAACCCCGGCGGCTGGAATCAGGTGCTCCTCTGCCTCGACTACTCCACCCGCACGGTGTCTGTGTGGAGTCGGTTGTCTACGGCAGACTACGAGGTGCGCCAGTGGAAGCGGTTGCTCACCAGCGCCGCCGTTACCGCAGTGGCATCGGCCAATACCAATCGGATCATGGTGAACCAGACGGCCTCTTCGGGTTCCCGATGGAAGGAGATTCACTTCGGGGCGGGGGCGAGCGGATTCCCCATCGATACGGATGCAACGTGGCCAAGGGATAACCTCTATGGGCGCGCCTTCTCGCCGTACCCGGTCCACGTCTACAGCGGCGAGGGCGTCAAGGTGCGCGCGGTGGATGGCCCGACGTGGGATGGCGACGTGTTCACCATCACGCAGCGGCACGAGTACGGGATCGAGAACGTCTTTGCCGACGTGTCGCCCAGCCCGCGCAAGACGTGGCGCTCCACCGACCTCACGGCCCAGAGCATCGTGTGTCAGCTCGACTTCTCGGGCGACCCGACGCCGCTGCTCGGGCGCGTTCTGGTGGTCGGCGCGTTCGGCTGCAACTTCGACGACCTGACCATCCAGTACCGCACCACGGCTGGCGGCGGCGCGTGGACCGCGCTTGGCGTGCTGTCGATGCGCTCGGGGCAAACGGCGCTGCGCTGGATTCGCGACGGCAAGATGGTACGGCCTGACACGGCGGCGTCGGCGAACCACGCGATCGACTACTTCACCTTCAACACGCTTGAAGGGTCGCACGTCGCCATCAAGGACCAGGGCGGCAACCTCGTTAGCCGGAAGGTCAACGCAAACAGCGAAGGCATCTGGGCGAACACCGCCGCGGCGGTGCGTACCCGTATCTACAGCGACGACATCCTCACGACGGACCAAGCGTCGGGCACCGATGGCGAAATCTGGAGCAAGGATGGCGTGCTCATCCTTCGCGATTGCCCGGACATCTGCGAGCTCCGGTTCTTGATCGCGGCAGCGCCCCATGCCGACTACATCGTGGAAGGGTACTACGAGATTGGCGCGCTGTTCGTTGGGCATCTCGCCTACTTCGGTATGCAGTACGCTCGCGGGCGCGCGTTCACGATGTCGCCTAACGCCGCGGTAACCACGGGGCGGGGCGGCGCACGGCGCTCGCAGGTATACGGGCCGGCTCGCCGGTCGGTAGAGTTCAACTGGGCCAACGAGAACGAGCACGATGCGTCGTCGCTGGTGGGCCTCACGGGCGGCGCCCAGCCAGCGCCCGACTACATCCTCACGGCGACCGGCTCGACAGAGCCAGCGGCTACGCCGGCCGATACCGGGTACAAGATGCAGGGGCTGGTCGAGGCCCTTCGCGGCGCCGCTACCCCGTGCATCTACCTGCCGAGGGTGCCGATGGCATCGGCCGAAAGCGGAGATACCACGCTGGTCAACCGCAACACGTTCATGCTCGGCCGCATCGTGACCGCGCCGCGGGTAGAGACCGTGGTGGGTAGCGAGTGGTCAAACGGTGGCGAGCTCGCGAGGATCGCGACGGTCACGTTTGAGGAGGAGGTGTAATGCTCACGGGTGGGCCGCGGGCATCGCTCAAACGGTTTGACCTGGGGATGCTGCGCGGGCAGCGGGTTCGCTACCTGCTCGATGTGACGTGGGCGGGCCGCACGTTCCGACTCTCCACCGAGGACGTGCGGGTGACGTGTACCGATGCGGGCGAGGAGTACGCCTATGCGGGCGACCTCGTAGACCCGCCAGAGCTGGAGGAGGCGCTGGACCTGTTCAGCGCAAGCGCGGAGGTTGTGGCGGTTCCGTTGACGTTTACGCTGCCGGTTGATGTGCCGCTCTTGATCTCGCAGGGGTACGACCTGCTCCAAGCCCTGGGCGAGCTCTCCCTGTGGATCGAGGGCACGACCTACGAAGATCGGCGGGTGGTCCTTCGCGGGCCGCTGGTTGATCCCGAGTACGGGTGGGCGGGCGAGCCGGTGAGCGCATCCCTACAGAGCGCCTTCTTCGATGACCGGGCGATCATCCCCGATCCGGCGCAGGTCGTCACGGCCGAGGCATGGCCCAACATGGCGGACGCCGCCGACGGTGCCGCATACCCAATCGTGTACGGCCTTGATGATTCAGACGGCGTAACGCTCTCGCGCGGCTACCTCGTGGACACGGTGGCCGAGGTCGTCTTGATCGCCGGCCATGCCTGCGGCGTGGGCGCGGTGTGGATCAACTGCGACTCGGACACGACCGGCGTAGCGGCGACGATGGCGACGACGACGGATGCGCTCGGGCGGGTGGTCACGGTGGCGGACCTGACCGGGCTTGGCCTGCTTTACAACGTGGGCGACTCGTTCTATGTGCGGTTCAGCGAGGGCGCTGGCGGGCTTGTAGAGCGTTCTGGTACGGCGGCGCTCTCAGGCGCGGGCGATGTGCTGGAGTATCTGCTGTCGCGCTCCTCCTTGACGGTGGACTATGGGCGCGTTGCGGCGGCCAAGCCGTACCTCAACCGCTACAAGCTCGGCGGGTGCATTCTGGAGGGCGTGAGCCCATGGGAGTACGTCACCGCGAACCTGTGTCCGATCTTGCCGATGAGCGTAGTGACCGGCCCGTGGGGCGTGTACGTCGTGCCGTGGCGGTACGATGCCACCGCGGCCGATGCGGTGGAGCATCTTGACGTGGGCGCTGATCCGACGCTGGAGCAGGACGGCCCGGTGTCGTACACGATGGGCGCGGCCGATGTCGTGAACCGCTTTACCCTGCGCTACAACCTGTCGCAGCGCGTGGGCGATACCTTCGGGCAAGTACTGATGTCAGGGCGGGAGGAGGCACCGAGCGATGCTCTGTCCAATGTCTATTGCCGGCAATCGCTGTTGCGGTACGGTGAGCGGTCCTCGGAGGAGGAGAGCACCGTCATTCGGGAGGCGGCCACGGCGGGCCTCGTGGTGAGCTGGTGGTCGCAGGCGCGGGCGCTCCCGGCTCGGATCGTGCGCTACACGGCATCGTATGATCGGGCGTGGTTGGAGCGGGGCAACGTGGTATCGTTGACCGACCCGAATCTGCACCTCTCGGCGCATGTCGCGCTGGTGGTCGGGATCGCCTATCGAGAGGCCGACCTGATGATCACGCTGCGACTGGTGGATAACGTCGCTTCGCAGTTCCACGGGGCTACCTGATGTCGAAGTCGGTCGCTAACGTCGTGGTAGAGGTGGGCGGCACCGATGTAGCGGCTCGCCGGTCGGTGCTCTTGAAGCAGGGTACGGACCTCTCATTCGTGACGCAGCAGGGCGCATCGTACCCGGAGACGACGGTAAGCCTGCCGACCGAGCTCGCCACGAATGCGCGCGTTGCGGTGCAGAAGGCGGGTGCGGGGCCGTTCAAGCGGCGCAAGATCAACTTCATCGAGGGTAGCAACGTTACCATCACGCTCGCGGACCAGGGTGTCTCCGAGCAGGTAGACGTGACGATCGCGGCTTCTGGCGGCGGCGGCTCTGGCGATGTCGTCGGCCCGTCCTCGTCGGTCGCGTCGGAGGTGGCGCTGTTCGACGGCACGACCGGCAAGCTGCTGAAGCGCGCCGCCAGCACCGGCATCGCCAAGCTTGCAGCGGGGGTGCTCTCGGCGGTGACGACGTGGGCAGGCGCAGGGCTCACCGGCACCGCCTCCCGGCTCGCCTCGTTCGATGGCAACGGCAACCCGGTCAGCACTACGCTGGCCGCAGCGATGGAGGCGCTCAGCTCCACGCAGGGCGCCGTCCTGTACCGCAACGCCTCGGAGTGGGTGGCCCTCGCTGCGGGCACCGCGGGGCAGCGACTCCGCGCGGGCGGGAGCGGCGCCAACCCCGCCTGGGCGGACATGCTCGGCCTGTACGGCGACGGCAGCGACGGGGCGCTCAACTTCGACGGCGCCGCGACCGTGCTCGGCATGGCGCCGAGCAGCGGCGTCTACACATTTACGCGCGAGGTCTTCGCGACCGACGTGACGGTGGGGAGCGGCGTGCGTCTCGCGCTCGAATCATATGGCCTCTACGTCAACGGCACGCTGAGCGGGGCCGATGCTACCTCGTTCGTTTCGGCCAACGGCCTGCCAGCGAGCGGGGTAACGGCGGGCGGCCAACAGACCGCTGCGGCACCCTTTCACTTCGTTTCGACGGGCGGCGGTACAGGGCGGCAAACGACATCGGGCGCTGGCGGCAACGGCGGCACCGTCAACCCGTCGCCGTGTGGCGCTGGTGGCAACGGTGGCGCGGCGGGTGCCAACGCGGGCGGGAATGGCGGATCTGTGATCGCTCCGGTCGCCAGTCGTGGCGGGTCGCAGTCCCTGGATTGGGTGTTTCGCAAGTGCCGATACCTCGACAGCGCGTCATTCGTCGGCGCACACGCCGGCTCCGGTGGCGGTGGCGGTGGGCTTACGACCGGCGGGGGCTCTGGCGGCGGTGGCGGTGGCGGTGGCGGTGCGCGTGCCGCGGTGGTGTTCGCGCGGCTGGTTGCCGGCACCGGCTACATCGAGGCCAACGGTGGCGTGGGCGGAAACTCCACGGCGGCGGGTGGCCACACAGGCGGCGGTGGTGGCGGCGGAGGCGGCGGCGCTGCGATCCTCGTTACCAGCTCGCCAACGCCATCGTGGACGGTGCGCGCGAACGGCGGCACGGCGGGGAGCGGTGCCGGCGGCGGCTCCGCTGGCTCCGCTGGCGCCGCTGGACTCACACTCACCTTCATCCTGTAGGAGCTGCCGTGGCCAACCAGACGATCAAACCCAACTACTCAGCCTCAGACGCGGCTTGGCTCGCGGCCTACGTCGCGCGCAACGGCACGATCTCGCTCAACGTAGGCGGGCACGCGGCGACGGTGCAGGCCAACGGTTGGATTGTGGTCGAGGACCGGGAGGTATCGGTCGCCACGGTGCTGGCGGTGCCGATGACGACGCAGGACGTAGCCGCTGTGGAGGCATCGGCCGTGGATTGGGTAGCCTCGTGGCGGGCCAGCGGCGCCGCCGGGGTAGACGAGGGACGCAAAAACCTATAGGGTGGGCCTATGGCCGAGCCAGCGACCAGAGACGACGTGCGCGAGATCGCCGACGCGGTGCGCGACCTCGCGTCAGCGATGGCGGCCGGCGCGGGCGCTCGCGAGGCCCAGCGGCAGGAAGGGCAGGCGCGCGGCGAAACGGTCGTCGCTCAGATCGCCGCCCACCACAGCACGAGCACGGCGACCATGGGCGAGCTGGTGCGGCGAGTTGACGCGCTCGCCAACGCGAAACCGGGCGCGCCCTACGCCCTGGTCTACATGCTGATTGCCGCGATTGTGGTACAGGGTGGCGTGGTGTTGCACCTTTACGGCCAATCGAAAGGGCAGGATGCGAGCGCCGCATTCCGTGACGCCTCCCACGCTGCGGAGACGCTGGTGCCGACGATGCCCGGCGAGGAGTCGCCCGAATGACGACCGACCACGCGACCGAGATGGCGTTGATCGAAGCGGCCCGCGCGAAGGCAGAGGCGGTGTGGCTCCGGTGCTCCTCCCCCGGTGCCCCGTCACAGGCTCAGCCCGCAAAGGCCAGCGTCACACCACGCCGCCCTACCGCCGCTGCTGGCGGGTAGGTCGCTGGCGCACCTTCGCCGCCCGCTGGCGTCGGGCCTCGACGGCGGCCACGGCCTCATCGAGCGCGGCGAGGCTCTCCGCGTTCGCGGCATCGATCGCCTGCCGGCGAGCGGCCTCCATGGCATCGCGCTCTCGCTCCCGGCGGCGGTCTGACAGGTAGTCGCGGACGACGGCGGCGAGGATAGCGCCCACGACCAACAGGAGCGACGGCCGGAGGAGCGGTGCCCACGCTTCGCCCGCGATCTTCAGCCACGCGGGCGCCTCGATGCGGTGGGGGGGCACGGCCATGCTGGAGGCTACCCCGGTGGGCGGGCGGACGTGCTACCATGCGCGCATGACGACCGACGCCGAGCACCTCGCGCAGATGCATCCGTGGCTACGCGAGCGCGTGGCCGCTGCCATCGCCGACTGGCGGGCGGGCGCTCTCGAGGGGGAGACGATTCGGATCGTGGAGTCGGTGCGGGCTACGTCCACGCAGGCCAAGTACTTCGCCGAGGGCCGATCGAAAGCCGACGGCGTGAACCGGCTGAGCCTACACCAGTTCCGGCCAGCCCTTGCAGCCGATGTCGCCGTGATTCGCGGTGGCAAGGTGGTAGCGAAGGCGTCCGATCCAGCGTGGGCGCTGTGGGGCGTGTGCGCCCTCGCGCATGGCCTGGAATGGGGCGGCGCATGGACCGGCCTCGTGGACTGCCCCCATGTGCAAGTGCCCGTCAAGCAGCGCGTGCGGCTCGCTCAGGTGGCCGCGGGCGTCGAGGCCGATGGCCTGTGGGGACCGGCGACCGAGCGCGCGATCAAAGGCCCGTTCCGCGGTGGGAGCGGGTGGGAGCGAATGAGCCTCGCGGCGTGGGCCGCATTGGAGCACGGATGACCATCCCCGACACCATCGAGGCGCTGAGGCGCAAGGCGATCAACCGCGAGCAGGCGATCGACCTCCTCGTGCCCGAGCTTGACCGGCTCCTCGCGTTCGAGCTCCTGCCCGTGGTGGGCGGGTTCGCCGAGGCGCTTAGCGATCAGTTCCTTCGGCCGATGGCGGGCGGCATCGTCAACGCGGCGCAGGCGCGGTGGGCGAAAGAGCGCCGGGCCGCGAGGGTGGCGGGGAGGCGGTGACCGTCGCCAAGTGGGCGCCCTTGGTCGGGGGTTAGCCGGAGCCGGAGCCGTAGCCCTCGCCGTAGCCGGAGCCCTCGCCGGAGCCGTAGCCGTAGCCGTCGCCGGAGCCGTAGCCGTAGCCGTAGCCGGAGCCGGAGCCGTAGCCGGAGCCGTAGCCGTCGCCGTAGCCGTAGCCGGAGCCGTAGCCGTCGCCGTAGCCG